CTTATGGCTTAATAAGATTCATACGCCCGAAGGTTTTTCCGTATACCAGTGTATGGATTGTGGTTGCGTGGGCGTGAAAAATGTAGTAGAGGCTTTGCATATACCAGACTCGGATATATGCAGATGTGATAAGTGTGGTGGGTGGAAGTTTGAAGCCGTGGTCTGCCACACTTGCCAACTGATTGGGGCTAAGTAATGCCGACTTATGAATACAGCTGTAATGAATGTGGCACCTATGGATCAGTACATAGATCTTATGATGATGATAGCGTTGCCATGAGTTGCCCACGATGTCATTTACAAATGACTCGTATTTACTCAGCACCTGGACTTATATTTAAAGGTGGTGGCTGGGGTAAATCTAAGTAATTACGCCACGCCGTGTGACCTGCGGTTTTGCCGAAAGGATTTATATGGACTTGACACAGTATGCTACCCTGAACAGAAAGCGTTCGATCTTAAATCGAAAAGCTGAGCCGCCAAGGGCTAGGCTCGGAAGGCGCAGAGTTTGGGCGATCCTATTGCTAATTGCATTTAGCAGTTGCTTTTTAAAAGATTATTCCGTTGCAGCTAATAAACCAACACATTACAAGCAATACGCATTTATACAGCTTAATCATGACTTTACTGAGTTCCATTGCTTAGATGAGTTATATCATCATGAGAGTAGGTGGAATCCTAAGGCACGTAATGGCTCACACTATGGCATACCACAAGGTAGGTCAGTGTACTTGAGTAAGGTGGATGGTTATAAGCAAGTAGAGTGGGGCATTAGATATAACTTAAATAGATATGGTTCGATGTGTAAAGCATTAGAACATTACAAGATTAAGGGATGGCACTAATGAGTGAGCGTGCTATCGGTAGTGGTAAGTGGAAGAAGCTACGCATTACCAAATTAGATCGTGATGGATGGCAGTGTGCACTGTGTAATAAACCAGCACATACTGTGGATCACATCATACCTAGAATAAAGGGTGGGGACATGTGGTCACCTGATAACTTGCAATCTATGTGTAAGAGCTGTAATAGCGCTAAAGGTGGTCGTTTTTTTAGCAAGCAGGCGACCCCCCCTGTCTTTCTGAAACGTTCTCTCCCTGAGACGATCCGAACAGTGCCAGACTCACCATTTAATAAACCTGATACGCTTGATTTCGATGCAAAATGATACGGAAATAAAACAGACCTCACGAGGGGTCGGGCTAATTGGCAGCACTGAGCCAAGAATTCACACGCCGTTACTTAAAGGTAATAGCAAAGCGCAAGAAGTAGCAGATCTAGCTGAGAAAATTGGGATGCCGTTAATTCCCTGGCAACGTTGGGTGCTAGAAGATTTGTTATCTGTAGATGATGCAGATATGTGGGTGAAAAAGACTGGACTCATTCTTGTCAGTCGACAATCAGGGAAGACTCACCTAGCTAGGATGCTCATATTGTCACATTTATTCTTATGGGGCTCTAAGAATGTATTGGGCATGTCCTCAAATCGCAATATGGCACTAGATACATTTAGAAACGTTGCATTTACTATAGAAGACAATCAATTTTTGAAAGATCAAGTAAGACAGATACGCCTGGCTAATGGTCAAGAATCTATAACTCTACTTAATGGCGCTAGGTATGAAATTGCAGCAGCTACTAGAGATGCACCACGTGGTAAAACAGCGGACTTCTTATATCTTGATGAATTACGTGAATGGTCAGAAGAAGCCTTTACAGCTGCATTACCAGTAACACGTGCAAGGCCTAATTCTATGACTTTAATGACCAGTAACGCTGGTGATGGTTTTAGTACAGTGCTAAATGATTTGCGTGAACGATCTTTGTCTTATCCGCCAGTTACTTTAGGTTATTACGAATGGTCAGCGCCACAGCATTGTAAAATACATGATCGCAAAGCCTGGGCTATGGCAAACCCCGCCCTCGGATATTTAGTAACAGAGCAAACCCTAGAAGAAGCTGTAAACACAAACAGCATAGAGGCAACACGTACTGAAATGTTATGTCAGTGGATAGATAGCACTGTGAGCCCTTGGGTATATGGATCTATTGAGGCGTGCAGCGATAGCAGCTTAGAGATACCTGTCGGGCCTCAAACAATTATGGCATTTGATATTGCACCGACAAGGCGATCTGGGGCGCTCGTTATGGGCCAAGTCAAAGATGGAAAGATAGCAGTAGGATTAGCGCAGCTGTGGCATAGCGATATTGCAATAGATGAAATTAAAATGGCTAGTGATATAAACGAATGGGCACGTAAGTACCATCCACACACCATCTGCTATGACAAGTACGCCACACAAACTATAGCTACAAGGCTTGAACAAAGTGGCTGGCGCATGGTCGATATATCAGGGCAAGCGTTTTACCAGGCATGTTCAGACCTTGCCGATGGCCTAGCCAATAATCGAGTAGTCCATTCAGGTCAGGCAGAGCTAGTACAGCATTTAAATAACTGTGCCGCTAAAACTAATGATGCAGGCTGGCGCATAATACGTAGAAAATCGGCTGGCGATGTTACAGCTGCCATATCACTTGCCATGGTTGTAAGTCAATTAACTAAACCTCAACAAACCGCACAAATCTTTGTCTAACTTGCACCATTAGTCCGATTTATGGTATAAAGTATACATATGGGTCTATTGTCTGCTTTGGGTATAACCAAAAAAACTGAAAATCTACAAGCGCAATACGCCCCTGCCATTATGGACACAGCTTATGGCTATGGTTCATTTACAACTGGTGTCGGTAATTTCCCTGGTGGGTTAGATCGTAACTTTGCAATGCAAGTACCAGCAGTTAGCCGTTGCAGAAATTTAATAGCTGGTGTAGTTTCATACTTGCCATTAAAACTTTACAAAAAGTCTAATGGTGAGGAGTTGGGGAACCCTCTTTGGATAGATCAACCAGACTATCGGCAACCAAGATCCGTCACGATTTCATGGACTGTCGATAGTCTTTTATTTTATGGCGTTGCTTATTGGCGAGTTACAGAATTATATGCAGATGATTTAAGACCATCACGATTTGAATGGGTCGCTAATAATCGAGTTACATTTACTACAAATAAATTTGGTACAGAAATAGAAGAATACTTTATAGATGGCGTAAGAGCTCCAATGACAGGTATTGGGTCACTTGTCACATTTCAAGGATTAACGCAAGGTGTATTAAACACTGCATCACGCACAATTCAATCAGCACTAGATATTGAAAAAGCCGCAGCTGTATCTGCTCAAACCCCTATGCCATCTGGCTATATTAAAAACACTGGCGCAGATTTACCAGAAGCCCAAGTATCAGGATTATTAGCACAATGGAAACAAAGTCGCCAAAACAGATCTACAGCATATTTGACTAGCACATTATCTTATGAAACCACAGGGTTTTCTCCTAAAGATATGATGTATAACGAAGCGCAACAATATCTAGCAACACAGATCGCCAGAGCAATGAACGTGCCTGCATATTACATAAGCGCAGATATGAATAACAGCATGACATATCAAAACATTATTGATGGTCGCAAAGAGTTTGTCGCTTACTCACTGCAGCCGTTTATTTGTGCTATTGAAGACCGCCTATCTATGGATGACATTACCCCACGTGGCCACGTAGTTAAGTTTGGTATTGAAGAATCATTTTTACGTGCGGACACAATGAAGCGACTAGAAGCAATAGAAAAAATGTTATCTCTAGGTTTAATTGACATAGAGGATGCAAAACAAATGGAAAGCCTAACACCTAACGGGAGAGAAGTAGAAGATGATACTTACATTCAGTAGCCAAGTAGAAGCTGCGGATACAGAGCGCAGAGTAATCGCTGGCAAAATTGTGCCATTTGAAGAAGTGGGCAATACCTCAGTAGGCAAAGTAGTTTTTGCTAAAGGATCAATCGAGATAGGTGACCCAGGCAAGGTCAAGATGCTTATGCAGCACAGCCCAGAGCGCCCTATTGGCAGGATGCAAAAATTTAATCAAGCAGAGGATGGCATTTACGCATCGTTTAAAATCAGTGCATCGATGCAAGGTCAAGATGCCCTAATCCTTGCAGGCGAGCAGTTGATCGATGGCTTGTCTGTTGGAGTAGACGTAAATAAGTCTGTACAGAAAAAAGATTATTTATATGTAACTAGCGCAACCCTACGTGAGGTTAGCCTAGTTGAATCGCCAGCCTTTACAGCTGCGCAAGTAACTAAAGTTGCTGCTAGCGAAAGCGAAGCAGAGACACCAATCGAAACCAAAGAAAGCGAGGCTATTGTGGAAGACAAAGCACCAG